CGCGAGTGACGCTTTCTACGTCACCTGTGACGACACCAACAACACCGACAACTCTGTGGCCAACGGCATCGTCAACATCGAAGTCGGGATCGCCCTGAACACCCCGGCCGAGTTCATCATCATCCAAATCGGCCAGAAGGCGTCCGGAAGTACCTCCAGTGACACCCTGGCAAGCTAACCCACCACCCGGTCAGAAGGACGCAACATGGCGACGGTAACGCAGACCGATTCCCGGTCCTCCATCAACACGGACCCGCTCCGCAACTTCAAGTTCAGGGTCATGTTCGACAACGCCAACCTGAATGCGATTAGCCCTCAGTTCGGCTTCATGTCGGTAGACGGACTTTCCGTCACGACGGACGTCATTTCTTATCGGCAAGGTGGACATAACACCACAACCCAGAAATTGCCGGGCCAGTCGGACTTCGCGCCCATTACCCTAAGTAAGGGTGTTGTGGCGTCCAAGGATGACCAGGGTGTAATGAAGTGGCTGAATGACATATTCGTAGCTATCCAGGGCACTGGTGCAAACGACGGCTCGAAGAACTTCCGGTCGACGGTGACCATCTATCTCATCGACCACCCGGTCACCACGTCGAAGGCTGCTGTAAAGGCGGCCTGGCGCATCTACCGCGCTTGGCCCACGAGCATAGCCTTCGGGTCCCTCGACGCCGGAGCCAACGGAGTCCTCATGACCCAAATTAGCCTCGCTCATGAGGGGTGGGACTTTAAACTCGCTAACAGCAATGCGGGTCCGAGTTCTACGGTGGGCTTCTAAGAAACATCCTTGATCACATCACACCGGAGTAATTCATGACGCAGACCACCTGGGATTTCGATGCGCTCTCAGGGCCCGTCGTAACCGCCGAATCCGCACTCTCACAGCCGGAAGCAGTCAACGCACAGATTGCCCAGGCGCTTGGCGAATCTCTCGGTGACGTACCGACGCCCCCGGAGGCCTCCGATTTCTACGTGGAGCTCCCCGGAGGCCTGTACTGGGATGGAGAGCTCCTCCGGGGCGCAGAGGTCCGGGAGATGACCGGCGAGGACGAAGAGGCCCTGGCACGCGTCAAGGGGTCCCTCGCACGTTGGGTGAGTCTCCTGCTGGAGCGCTGTGTCGTGCGTATCGGTGACGTTGAGCCGACACCTGCCATGGTGCGCAGGCTTTTGGTTGGGGACCGTGATGCTCTGCTGCTTGGAATCCGCGTCGCTACATTCGGCCGGGACATCACGGCGCACCAGGTCCAGTGTCCGCACTGCCAGGAGTTTTTCTCGGCAACCGTCGACCTGTCGTCCGTGGACTCGGTACGCATCGCGGAGCCGCGCCCGCGACACGAGTACGAGGTGCCGCTGAGGCGCGGGCGTGTGGCCGTTGTGCGGTTCCCTGACGGGGAGGCTCAGGAGGCCATGCTCCGCACGGACGATGCAACGCTCCCGGAGCGCGAGACCGCGCTCCTGGCGAGCTGTGTTGTGCGGGTCCAGGACGCCGACGGCGAGGGCCTGGGGCAGGGCGGGGAGCTGCTGGCCAAGAGGCTGCCCACTATGGACCGCAAGGCGATCATCCGGCATATCGCTGACAACCAGCCAGGGCCGCGTATTGACGACATTCGCTTTGCCCACGAGGCGTGCGGCAAGGAGGTTGCGCTGCCGATCACAATCGGCGAGCTCTTTCGAGGAGAGTGACCACCGGGAGATCTACAACGACGTAGACGCCATCTCCCGATTCAAGCCGGGATGGACCCTGACCGAAATCCGGAAGATGCCGGTCAGACAGAGGCGGTACTGGGCGGCATACGCCCTGTGGGATCTGGAGAGGAGGACAGTGTCGAATGGCTAACGACGACAACGACAACGAGCCGTTGGACCCCCTCTCCGGCCGAATACTCGGCGCGGGCAGCAACCAGCTCCAGCGGTCGATAGACAGCCTCAACTACACCGTGCAGCGACTGATGACGCTTGCCGGGGCTGGTGGCATGGGTGGCGGCGGAGGCGGTCGTCCTCCTGCGGTCATCACCTCGGCGAGCCCCATGGACCCGCGTGGCGGCGGCAATGACGGCCGAGGCGCCCTTGTACTTCGGGGCCAGGTCGTTGCATCCCGGACCGAGTCCCGGTTCCCTGCCGCTGTCACCTGGGCCTCCCAGGAGGGCACGGCACCGGATTATGAGTGGGGTACGCCGGTTCGCAATGCGCCGGGCAACGAGCTGCGGGGTAGGCAGGATCTCGCACGGCGCGGTGTCTCACTGCGCAAGCCCGGATTTCCCCGGCCTGCGCCACCTCCGGCTCCTCCACAAACCCCGTATTACCCGTACGGTACCGAGGGTCAAGGCGACGTTAGTGGTGGCGGTGGCGGTGGTGGCTTCAACTGGCGTAATGCCGCCCGGAACGCTCAGAGTATCAGCAACAGGATCGGCGCATGGGGAACGGGACTGGTTAAGACCGGTTCTGTTATGGACACATACAGTCAGTGGGCAGGCATCGCCAACGCTGCTCCTTATAGCGCCGACGGCACGAATGGCGGCAGTGTCAATGCCATCCGCAAGTTCGTCTTCGGTAGCCAAGGGCAGAACCTCACCGGCTGGGCGCAGAATGTGCAGGACGCGCAGAAGGCTGCCTTCCTGATTTCCCGGAATTCCGGATTTACGGAGCTGGCTCCGGGCACGCGACAGACGATCAACCCACAATTCGCGAATTACTTCGGCAACGTCAAGGATTTGTCCATCCTGAACCCGACACTCAACGCGGCTCAGACGGCCTCCATGCTGGGGACGCTGACGAGCACGCGAGCCCTCTATGCCTCGCAGATGTACGGGTATCAGTCCATGCTCTCGCCCGGCGGCCAGGTCAACCGCAATGCAATGGGCGCCCTAACCGACTCCATCATGCGCCGGACGTTCGGTGGGAAGGCTGCCATTCCTGCTGCCGAGCTGAAGGCATCCCTCGGGCAGAACGGAAGCCTCCACGCGAATATTTCGGCTTACGTGCAGTCTGTGGGCGGAGACTCCACGATGACGCAGGCCATCGAGGACTACATCACCGGCCGCAACACGGCAGCACAGAAAGGTCTCAACGGCAGCCAGTTCGACAAGCTGCTTGCGCAGTACGAGAAGGGCGGAAGTCAGGGAGAGGCTGCTGCAAAGCAGCTCCGGAAATTCGGTATCTCCAACACGATCCTCCAGTCGCAAAAGGATCTCCAGGGAGCAAAGACCGGGAATGTATCGGACCTCATGGACAGCCTTGGTCCGGCGGTCAAGCGCGCCAACGAGGCGCTGAAGGACTTCTACAACTGGCTGGACGACATCGTCAATATGCCCGGCGTCAAGCAGGGGCTGGGCACGATTGCCGGGTGGGGATCAGTCTTCGGCCCGGCACTTGGCAGCATGTTCGGTTCTCTCGCAGGCCTGCGCCTGGGGGGAGGTCTGATGGGCGGCGCGGGCTCTCTTATGGGCCTGCGGCCTGTCGGCGGAGGGGGAACCCTACCGGGCGTCGGTGTAGTGGGCGGCGGTGGCTCCCTGGCCAAGGCAAGTGCTTATGGACTAGGTGCAGTTGGGGTCAACGCAGCAGGTAGCACCTTGGCCGGTCACATTCACAACAAGGGATGGCACGACGCCACCCAGATCCTTACCACCACTGGCACCTATGCGATGACCGGCGCTGCGATCGGCTCCATCGTCCCGGGCCTCGGGACGGGTATCGGCGCCCTGGTGGGTGGTATTGCGGGAGCTGCAAAGGGTGCCTGGGACGTTAGTCATCAGCCTTCCGACCCCAACGCCAAGCCCTGGAAAGACAACGAGAAGGCGAGCGCTCTGGGGCTGGATCCACAGATGGCCCGTGCCATGGGTTTTGATGGCCGGGACGGCGGCGGCTCCAGCCAGAAGGGGACCAAGGGGTCTTCGGTAGCGTCTGGAGATGCGATCGCGGGTAAGTCGGCTGCTGGAGCGATAAGTGCTGCGCTCTCGGAGCTCGGTAAGCCTTATGTGTGGGGCGGGACAGGCCCCGACGGCTTTGACTGCTCAGGCCTCATGCAGTACGCCTACCGGCAAATCGGAGTCCAGCTTCCCCGTGTCAGCCAGGACCAGATGAAGGTTGGTAAAGCCGTCAAGCAGAAGGATGCTCGTCCTGGTGACCTGATGTTCCCGTATCCTGGTCACGTCGTCATGTACCTGGGCAATGGCAAAATCGTTGAGGCCCCGCGCACTGGTCAGAAGATCCGGGTAGCCCCGGTATCCGAGTATGGGGAATATGTGGCGATCCGCCGCATCGTGGGATCGGTTGGTTCCTATTCTGGCGCCGAGGATCAGGACACCAACTCCCAGAAGAGCCAGACCAATAACGCTGGCGGTGACTCCGGATCCATGGTCCTGTCCAATGAATACGGGTCAACGGAAGAGCTCGACGCAATCAACTCTGCTATTTCGGGGGTGCACCACACTCTGCTGAACACGCCGATGAATGATTCGTCATCCGACTCCGGCTCTGACGATGTCAAACTGGCGGACTCTGGGGACTACAACTGGGGTGCGATTCGCGGCAAGTATACGAACGTCCCGAAGCCTCCGGGATGGGTGAAGTCCGCGATTCTCAAGGGTATGTCAGCGGCGTCCGTAAGAGGCGCTAAGTGGGCTCGCGGTCTCGTTACCATCGCCTATCGGGAATCGACGTTCAACAAGGGAGCGGTGAACAAGTGGGACTCCAACGCGAAGGCGGGGACGCCCTCCAAGGGGATGTTCCAGGTCATTGACCCCACGTTCAAGGCCTACCACGCGAAGAGCCTTCCGAATGACCCCTTCAACCCGGCGTCTTCGGCTGCTGCCGCCGCGAACTACATTGAATCCCGGTACGGTGACATCTCCCGTGTTCAGCAAGCGGATCCGAACAAGCCGCCCAAGGGTTATGCGGTTGGTGCCTGGGAGATCCCTGAGGATCATATAGCCCAGGTCCACAAGGGCGAGATGATTATCGAGAAGCCCAAGGCGGACACGATTCGTCAGGCTCTCATGCGTGACGTGGTGAATGTCAAGGATGCTGCAACAGGCCAGGGTGTAAGCAACCGGGCCAGCGGATCGGGGATTTCCCTGACGTTCCATGACGGCTCGATCCGATTCGTGGTCAACGGAGCCATGACTTCGGGCGAAGCTCGCAATGCAGCGAGCACGTTCGCTAATGCACTGGCGGAGAACAAGAGACTTCAGGAGCTGGGGGTGGGTCTGTAATGGTACAGCCAATAGTGAGCAACCCTCCCTTTGATTCCCGGATCTCCAGTCTTGTGGGGCTGAAGAGCTCCAACAGGCAAGACAAGCCGCATCTCCAGCGCGGATACATCATTCAGGAACCTGGGCTGGGGCCGATCCGGTACTCGGTGAAATTCCTGTACAACCCGAGTGTGGTCCAAGTTTCCCACCAGACCGACGCATCGAAGGCGGTCGTCACTCCCCAGAACTACAGGAACCCCCTTGACAAGGGCGCCTGGAACATTCCGCTGAACGCCTCGGCTTCTTTCAATCTGCTCTTCGACCGGACGTATGAACTGTGGTCGGAAACCGGCACTGGAAGGGTTAACGACCTGACAACGGGTCCTGAGGATGCTGGTGTACGCACCGACGTGGAGGCCTTGTATCGAGTAGTGGGAATTCTCCAGCCCATCACCAGGGAGGCCGGATATTCTCAGGCGCACAGCCCGTATATTTACAAGAACGGGGATCCAGGTCCGATGCCGCTGACGCCGGTACAGGTCTACTTCGGTGGCGCCAATTCTCTGAGCTACCGGGGTTACATCAGCAGCATAGACGTCCAGTGGACCCATTTTTCCCAGCTCATGGTTCCCATGAGATGCACGGTCGGTGTTTCCATGAACCTGATGGTTCCTAATTCGAGTTCATGGGAGAACAAGAACTGATGGGTATACAGGCGGGATCGCGTTATGCGAACAAAGACGTGCAGGCGGTGACGGACAGCTCCGGCAACACACGGCAGACCATCATGCCTCAGACGCGGAAAGCGCAGACGTTCGACGTCATTGATCACGTGTGGACGGCCACGGACCGGCCTGACCTCATTGCGGGGCAGATGTACAGCGACGAGACCATGTGGTGGGTGATCGCTCAGGCGAATCCGGAGATCTTGGATTGGGCGGATGTCGCGCCCGGCACGATTGTGAGGATTCCAAGTGCCCTCGCCTGAGCAGTGGACCCCATACGTCAGGATCACTACACCCGACGTCTTCCTGCCGTTCTACGTGAAAGACCTTGTCGTGCACTCGGAGGAAGGCCAGCATCAATGGGCACAGCTCACCGTCCGTTATTACGTAGCCCTCACCTCTCGCGTATTGCTTGATCAGCTTCCACCGGAGATCTGGTGGCCGGAGAACCGTCCTGTGCGCTTGGTGTACGGACCGACTCCATCCATGGCCAAGGAGTTCGTCGGGTACGTGGTCTCCCCAGAGATCGTGAGTGACGATACGCAGCAGGTGACGCCTCACGTCGCAGGCCAGATGATTGACATCCGGTACACCATGCTGGGGGCAACGAAGCCGCTTCAGACGGTGAAGACGCGGGCCTGGAGCTCGTGCACGGCCCCGTATATGGCCAGCGAAATCGTCGAAAGTAACGGCTTGGGGGCGGTGACCAGTGCTCATCCCCGTGTGTTTCCGTCCAGGCAGCAGGCAGAGTCCGATTTTGCGTTCCTTCGCCGTATGGCTGACGAGATCGGCTGGCGCCTCGTGGCGGACGGCACGACTGTGTACTTCACGGATCCCAGGGTGAAGCTGAGTTCCCGTATACCGTCCTTCCGGCAGAACCATCGCGGCGGCATACAGGACACCATGCAGGCGTTCAACGCGGTGACAGGTGATCTTGATCCAGCGGGAACCCGGCGAACCCAGCACGAAACCACAAGCCTGTCCAATGCCGGAGTCATCAGCTCCGCGTTGGATGCGGCACCTCGTTCCACCTCGACGGGACAGGTCGTCGAGGCGCAAGTCAGACAGCGTTCCACGACGTATGTTGCGCGGTCGTACGCCGAGGCTCAGGCCATCAGCGCCGCAGCAGTGGCGCGGAACCTGTGGTGGGCGACGGCCGCTGCCACGGTCGACGGAGATGTGGATCTCGCGCCCGGGTGTGTGGTGGAGCTCGGGGGGACGGCGCTCACGTCTCAGTACGCGGGGCAGTGGATGACGCGTGCGGCACATCACCGCCTCAGCTTCAGTCTTGCCGACCCCCGGCTGAGTTCGTACTACGTCGATCTCACGCTCGGCCGCGACCAGGCGGACCGGCTGACGACCTACCGCGCGCCGAATACAGGCCGCACCGCGAGCGTGTTGGCGGCTGACCGCTGGGTCTCACGGAGGGCGTAGATGAGCTGGCAGGGAATCTACCGGGGCGTCGTCCGCTCCACTGCTGACCCCCAGCAGCAGGGCCGCGTACGCCTTCAGGTTGCCCAGGTGACGGGAACGGCACTGACGGGCTGGGCCACGCCTGCACAGGCAGGAGGATCCGTTCCTGGTATTGGGCAGCAGGTCTGGGTGATGTACGAGGGCGGGAGCGTCTCCTACCCGACGTACATTCCCCCAGTTCCCGCACCCCCGGTTCCTCCTGTCTCCCTGGTACAGGACTGGACAGAGGCGGCCCTCGCTACGGGATTCAGTGCGAACGGAAACGCAAACGGAAACCCCGCTTTCCGTGTTCTCAGCATTCTGGGGTCGACGAAAGTCGAATGGCGGGGCGGGATCGGCATCACATACGCGTCCGGGAGCATCGCCAATGGAGGCTTGTTCCTCACCAACCCACTGGCCTTCATCCCGAGTGTCTTGCGCACGGTTCCATGCGCGTGCTCGGCGGCGAGCAGTGCAGTCAACTCGCTGAAGATTGATTTCCAGACTGACGGAACTGCGAAAATTGTCGGTACTAACACAACGACTATCAACCCGCCCTGGCTGAGCCTGAACGGTGTCGGCTACTACTTGTAGGAGCAGGAATGGCAAAGCAACTGGCTATTCCGTTCGCGCTGGCACCGGACGGTTCCGTCGCCGTTGTCACGGATCCGGTGCAGTCCCTGGCGGACCGGGTACGCGCCCTGGTTGGCACGCTCCCGTCCCAGAGGGCCATGCGCTCCACATTCGGGGTACCCACCACGCAGCTCGTTTTTGACTACGACCCGACAATTGCCACGGAGCAGCTCGACAACTACGTCCGGCAGGCTCTTGCCCAGTGGGAGCCGTCCGCTGTGGTACTCAGCGTGGAACCGGTCGTCAGTTCCGACGGGAGCCAGATCCTCACCGCCCGTGTCGACATCTCGGCCGGAGACCCCGTCGCGAGCGGTATTTCACCCCAGTACAGCGTCACAGTTTCCCCCAATGGGGAAGTGGCCAGGACTGGATAACTACAGCGGGATCATGGGCGACTCGTAGACTGAGTCGAGGCCGCTCGGTATCCTTTCTCGTTATCCCAGGCCGCATTTGTCATCAGGCCTAGGGAGAATCGTGGCGACCACTCCGGCTGTGGACTACACGTCCAAGGATTTCCTGGGGTTCCGGGATTCCCTGCTGTCCTACGCCAAAACTGTCATTCCCGAATGGACGTCCAGGAGCCCGGCTGATTTCGGCGTAGCTCTGGTAGAGATGCTGTCCTACGCCCTGGACATCCTGTCGTACTACCAGGACCGCCTCGTAGGCGAGGCCTATCTGTCGACGGCCACGCAGCGGTCGAGTGTGCTGGAGATCGCCCGCACCCTGGGGTACCAGCCCTATCCCGCACAGGCGGCCAGCGGGACGGTGACCTTGATAACGGACGCCACGCAGACCAGTGCAGTGACCGTGCCTGCGGGGACGCAGATCATCACAGGTCTGATCGAATCCCTGGGCGGTCCCCTGACCTATGAGACGCAGGCTGACGTATTGGTGCCGTCGAGCGGGGGAGTGGCCACGGTTGCCGTCGTGGAGGGCGCTACCCAGTTCACTGAGACGATCACACTCACGCCGGACGACGCCAGCCCGCAGACGATCCCGGTGGTCGACCTCGGTACGTCGTCTGGTCTGGTGGACCAGTCCTTCGCGATCCCGCGTATTCCGGTGGACACCAGCACGGTGCGAGTTTTTGGCCTGTATCCGGCTGGGCCGGTTGAGTGGGTGATCACTGATTCTCTGCTCGATGCGTCGAGTTCCGACCGGGTCGTGGAGCTGCGCATTGATGCGGACGGCACCGTCAATGTCGTCTTCGGGGACGGGGTCAATGGTGTCGTCCCGGAAGCGGGGACGGACCTGAAGGTGGCCTACCGCCTTGGAGGCGGGGCGCGGGGTAACCAGACCGCCAACTCGCTGGTTGATATCGCAACAGTCATTTCTGGCGTATCGGTGCTCTCGTCGAGCGAGATGACGGGCGGCTACGACGCCGAGACCACCGAGAGCATACGCCGCAATGCTCCGGCTGCCTGGGGGACTCAGAACCGCGCCGTAACGGCCGCCGACTATGCAGCCCTCGCGCTGGCCGTGCCCGGTGTCGACAAGGCACGTGCCCTGGGACAGTCGGCCTCTCTTATTTCGCTCTTCCTGCTCGGGGCCCGGAACTCGGCTCCTGCCGTGGAGCTTTTCGAGAGTGTCACCACCTACGTGCAGAGTCGCGCCATGGCGGGTGTGACTGTCGTTACGCAGGCGGGGACTCTGGTTCCGGTGAATTTCGGGACGGCGACAAATCCTGTCACAGTCGGTGTGATGCCTCAATACCGGAGGGCAGATACACAGCTAGCCGTGGCTCAGGCACTTCAGCAGATGCTCGATGCCGACAATACCGATTTTCAGCAGCGTGTCACTGTTGCAGACGCCTATGCCGCAGTGCACGACGTCCCCGGCGTGCTTTATGTTCATATTCCGATGATGGCCCGCGCCGATCAGGCGCAAACCGGCACCGATGACGTCCTGTGCCGTGAATGGGAAGTCCCGATCCCGGGAGATATAAACATTACGGCGGTAGGTGGAATCTGATGGCCGCAAGTTATCCCACGATCGTCCGCCGTTTCACTCCTCATGTGGACGGCACCGAGTACGTCATGGCCGGGCACATGAACGATGTGCAGGACGAAGTCTCGGCCGTGCAAACCACCTTGGGAGCCAAGCCGCACATCTACAGCGCGGCATCCGGCTCGACGACCAGTTACGCGTCGGTGGGCTCGCGTCTGGACATCATTCAGCGGGCCATGGATGCCCAGCAGTCACAGATCAACGGTCTCCTGGACGCAGCCAAAACGGGATGGGCCCTTCCTATCGCGAACATTCATGCGAGCGGCACGCTCATTCCGCCGACCAGGAGCCTTAACCACGACGCCTTCAGCTACGACTGGTACAAGATCCGGTGGACGAACGCCACGGTCGACACGAATGGCGCGTACTCCCCGGGCTACTACATCACCATTCCGAAGCGGGGTTGGTACATCGTCACCAGCACGACGACGATGCCGAATGCCGCTCAGACCGTGGATGTGGAGCACAACGTATGGGTACGGGTCAAGGTGACTGGCCCCTCGCCTGTGGACTGGGAGATCGGCAAGGATGACAGCTCGGCCGTGGAGAATTCTGGCGGATACCACCGGATGACGACCGCGTCCGGTGTCGAGCTGTATGAAGGAGACCGGGTTTTCCTCGAACTCCGGCACGACTACATCGCGCAGGATCCCGCGCGTATCCAGCGTAAATCGCTGACAGCAGATGCACGAATTCAGCTCACCTACGTACGTGCCCTCCCAAATCAAATCATCAGCCGGGCAGCAGCGCTCCTACAGGACGAGCTCGACCCCAACAACCCGTGACAGGTTGACACATGGCACTCTACGGACTCAGCCTCTACGGCGAGGAATTCTATGGACGCGATGTCGTCGTCTCGTACTCTGTTGGCGAGGTCGTAGCAGAGCAGACCGGTTACAACGAGCTCACCGTCCGCTGGACCACCCCCGTCAGCCGCTCGGACTGGGGCACACTGCGACTCGTCCGGAACACCGCCGGTTACCCCGCCAGCGAGCAAGACGGGGACGTCCTACTTGAATTCGAGCCGAATGCCCCCCAGAACGGTTTCACCGACGCTGATGTGGTGGGCGGCCGGTTCTACTACTACGCGATTTTTCTGTCGAGCAACTTCCAGACCTATTCCTCAACGGACATCTACCAGGCGGGCGACACCGTCTCCTACAACGGAAACAACTGGATCTGCACCGTCGACAACACATTTGGCGTCACCCCCGCTACTTCGGCCTCACAGTGGCAGGTGTCGAATGCAACGGCTCAGTGGAACCGCGCTGGGCAGGCTTGCAGCCTGGCGGTGGCGGACTATGGCTACCGTTCACGCCTGTACCGGATGCTGCCCCTTCCCTACGCCAGCAGCCAGGCGGACATCACGTCCCCAGAAGAGCCCGTCAACGATCTCCTCGTTCGTTACCTTTCCGTGCTGGCCTGGGGCCTGGACATGACCCGCACAGAGCTCGGGGAGCAGGAGCACCTGCACCGGGTGGAGACCATGCCCCTGGCGCGTATGGAGCTGCTGGCGCAGCAGCTCGGCGTGGACGCCGAGGCATCCATCACACCCCGCCTGCGCCGGAGGCGGATCGCCAGTGCAGCAGATCTCGGGCGCCGCAAGGGCACGGTGGAGGCGATCAAGGAGGCCATTTATACGGCCACCAGCTACGACAGCAATATCAGCGTCAGTACGAACTTTCTGCTCGACGCGGACGAGGCAGAGGCATACAGCCCGCGTTTTCCGGTATGGGACCCGTCAGTCACCTATCAACCCGGGGCGGTGGTCTCATACAATGGCTACCTTTACCAGGCATCGTCCAACACGGTGCGCCTTGAGGCCGAAGTATTGCCCTTTACCCTCAACGGCGCTCCCAG